CCCTGCGAACACCTGTTCGTACTGCTCTGTATTAAAGTCGTTGAATATAAACTTGCGTAAGTCGCACTGTAGGGGTTGAGTACGACCATCGTACATATAGAACTTGTCCCTACCCATCCAGTAAGCCACGCCGTTAGCGTAGGCCACAGCGTTTTGTGCAGCAATGGAGATATTCTCACCGACTAACTGTGCAGTCCACACAGCGGGGGCACCAACGTACTGTAACGCGTACAGGGCAGAGTCAGTCCACACTAGTACTTCTTGACGTGCTTGTTTAGCAGCAACGATCTGTGTGCCGTTAGATAGGATAAGGTCGCCCGCTTGGTTAGTTGCCGCAGGTGACCAGTTAGTAGCATCTTCTTGGTCTGACCAACGAACTAGCATGGGGTTGACAGTAGAGGAGAAAATCTCATTTGCGCCAAAGCAAAACACAAACCTGTTAATGTCAGACACGAGGATTAGCTTCTGTGACGTTGGTACTTCCGTACCTGCAAGAGCTACTGCCCTAGTGGTTAGCCCGTTTGTGGCATCCCAGCGGTATATAGAGCCATCACGCGGCCCGAAGATAAGGTCTTCACCGAAGTTAGCTTGGCTCCACAGGCGTATAGAGTCGGTAGAGGTAATACCAATGCCCCACGTACCAGAACCCCAACTACCTGCGCCCCAACCTACTAAGGGAACAACAAACGCGGGGCCAATGTTAATCTGGTATGCAGCCGTTACCGTACCACCACCTGTAGCACTAGAACTTGCATTAGTGCCCGCATCAATCGTATACACGTTAGAAGTAGTAGTTTCAGTTAGCTGATACTCGGCGTTTAGAGTAAGCCCGCCTACAGCACTTGCACCACTAAACGTAACAAAGTCCCCGTCAGAGTATCCGCCGTTAGCGTCAGTAACCTCTACTATAGGCGAACCACTAGTAGTCTCAAACGGGTTAGTCAGGGTTACAGTAGCACGTAAGGGTGTGATGTCGTTGTAAGCGCCGCCGTTTTCGATGTAGAACTTCAAGTTAGTGCCTACGCCGATCAGGTTCTGACTACCTAGGGTAACCCAGTTCCATAAAGAGCGGCATACACCTAAGAATGTAGTAGCTGATATACGCTGCCACCCACCTATCTTTTCCGGCGTACCTTGGCGAAACCGTATCTTATCGCAGTCGTACCAACCACCTTCGCTAGTGTAACGCGTGTTCTCTCGGTTAATCCCTGCTTTTAACTGTAATTTTTTAAGGGGCATGTTTTACCTACTAGTAGCACCAACACATTGGCTCAGTCTTACGAGTGTCAACGTGTACGAAGGTTTTTGCAACTCCTACGGACATTCCCATAGCTGAAGCGTGTTTGACGATAGCCATGCGTTGTGCGCCCCCAGATACCTTAATATCTGCGGCAATGCCTTGTGCATGAGTTCCTAATTTTTTACCCGCTGCAACCTTTGCAGCTTCTATACTATGGTCTTTACTTCTGTACCCGCTAGTAATTGTAAACGGGAAGTCACAGACCTCGCGCAAATGCTCTAGTACTTTAAGGAACCCAGTGTCCATAGCGTTTTCGCCAGTTTCTTGGCAATCAAACTCTCCTATTTTAAAGTACTTCATTTCTATATGACTCCAAATGCTTTAAACGCTATGTATAAGCTCAAAGGCAGTATAACTAATCCTCCTGTACCCCAAAGCAATACAGCCCAAAAAAGTGCTATGTTATTTGCTATTTTATTTTTGCGTATACGCTCTGCTTTTTCTCTATTTCTTTTGCACTCAGACTGAAATTGTAGCCAGTCTTTGTACATATCTGCTCGTCCTGCATAGATCATGTACTCTTTAAGCCATTCTTCCTGCTCTTTGATCTTTTCAAGCTCCATAAAGCACTGGAGTTCTTCTTTACCTCCGCCCTTCTGGGCTTTCTTAACGATAGCTGACTTATTGTCAAAATATTCCGTGGCTTTAGCCGAAACATCATAAAGCTCTTTGCCATTAGACAAGGCTTTTTTAATGACTTGAAACGCAGCATTAGCTGCCGCTATTTCGGCTAACATTACTTTTCTCTTTGAACCCCTTTAACTTTTTCGGCAGTCCTCATCGCTCCAAGGCCAAGCATCCCCATTAGCACTGTTGTGAGCAATGAGCTATCCACGGCAGGAACCGTAAACCATATGCCTATAATAGGCGATAAAATCGTAGAGTATACAAGTGCGAAACAACATGACCAACCGACAGCGGGTCGCCATCCGGCTACGAAAAGATTTTTATGTGCCGCTTCAACCTTATTGACCTCTAGTTGACCCTTGGCAATCTCTAAGGCATGACGCTCGGCCATAGTGCTAATCTCATGCGCCAAGGCATTCTTCTGATCTTTGTCTTCGATAAACTTGTCAAGAAGACCTGTAACTGGGCCAATAAGACTGGATAAAATCGCCATCTACAACCTCTCTACAATAAACAACCCGATTATTAGGGGGTAAATACCCCACAACATAAGTTCAGACCTTTTAAATCTTTCGCTACCTGAGTCTAAGCGTTTCTCTATGTTGGTATACCGCACCGTACATTCTCTTTCGTGGGCTTCAAGTTTAAGTAACGCTTCTTTTACAGTTGCCATTATGGAGCCTTTAATCGTGTACTGGAACCTTATTAGGGTTTACATATTTTGGAATGCAATAAGCCATTACTGGCGTGTGGTACTTTTGATGCGTTCCTTGGACAGTTAATTCCTCCGCGAAATACCTGCATCTTGTTAAGCTGAACCAATATGAGGTGGCCTTCGGGTCTATGTCACCGTTTACAGTAACTACCAACATGAAGGCCAGTATCATTACTGTTTAGCTTTATTCCCCAGAAATGCAAACTGCTCAAGCACCTTGTAAGCCTTGGCAACCAGAGCATCATCTTTCGGGGTGTCTGTGTAGTTACACACAATACTAGCAATCGTTACTAGTGAAGTCGCAAGTACATACAGGTCAATTAAATAGCTCACGATGCGGTGTACCCGTTGCCTGCTGTAATAGCTGCGTTAGTTGCAGTCATGCTCTCACTGCCCCAATCGTCCTTGGCTACCATCAACTCAAGGTGCTGAGTGTTACGATCTACACAGCCTTGGCGGTCTGCGGCATCATCTTCTGCCATGCAGTTGCCTGCAATTACGTCTGTGATTAAAGCTACGCTGTCACCCATTGCTGAGTAGTCTTGTGCGAGTTGTTCTGCTGTACGATCTTCCATTGTCTTTATCCTTCTAGGGTTGTGATGCGAGCAAGTGCTGCGTCAAGTTGTGTTGAGAGTTCTTGTATAGCTTTGGTTAGTACAGGTATCAATGCGGCTTCTGCTACTTCTTGTGCGCCATCATCTCTTTCGTCCCAAAGTCTAAAGCCATCCTTCAATCCACTATCAGCATCAATAGCTGTTTTAACTTCTTGGGCTATAAAGCCGTGGTTGGTTTGAGTGTTCTTAAAGACTTTGGTGGAGTCAGCTTCATAGGCGTTGAAGGTTTCTGGCAGTTCACCAAGAGTCTTGTAGTTCCAAGTCCGCGGCCGTAGAGCATTGATAAAGCTAAGACCTGTGGTAGCGTCTGTAATGTCTTTTTTGTAGCGTTCATCTGAGACTGTGGCCCAAGTTACGTTACCGTGTGCGGCTCTGATGTCTGAAGAGCCATAGCCTAAAGTTGTGTATCCTGCCTCTCCTCCTGCGTTATAACCAACTACGTTTGCGCCATCACTTGTGGCAGACGTTCCATGACTATGTGCGCCTAGAAAAGTGTTAAAAGACCCTGATGTTGTACTTATTGTAGAGTTACCAGAACTTCTACCAAGGAATACGTTATCTTCGGCATCCGTGACCAGCTTACCTGCTGCAACGCCCACTCCAACATTGTCAAAACCTGTAGTGGATGAGAATAAAGCGTCTCCACCAACAGCAGTGTTGCTGTTTCCCGTAGCGTTTGTTTTTAAAGCATTATGTCCGATTGCTGTATTACTAGCAGCCGAAGTCATTGCAGCACCTGCACTATCCCCAACAACAGTGTTTTGATCGCCTGTTAAAGCAGCCCCGTTCGTACCTTGACCAATGATTACATTTTGATCACCTGTGGTAACACCGCCACCCGCGTTGACTCCCATGATTACATTGTAAGAACCCGTAGTAACCGCATTCCCGGCAAGACCACCCACGATGGTATTCTGAACGCCTGTGGTTACTAACTCACCTGCGCCATAGCCTACGGCTACGTTGTATGCGTCAGTAGTCGAAGTAAAGTTTTGTATTTGTAAAGCGGCTCGCCCAATAGCCACGTTT